TTTATATTTTTCTTTCTCTATATCATTATTATTAATAGCATAAGCATTATTAATAGATGCTATTACAAGACTAGATGGTAGCACATACCACCAAATCCATTTCAATTTACGCGTGATCTTGGGCGTGTCACAGCTCATCGCACTCATGCTTTTCATCTGGGTTAAAGCTGCAGAAATAGCATCCTGCGTTTTCTCCACAGGTTATGCACAGGTACTTGAACTGGATTGAGTCACAGCATGAGTTATAAACACCGTTATCCACGATTGTGTAAAACTTCTCGCCAAGGCGTTTAGTCATTTTCGCCATCCGCATCTACCTGTTTCATAAGATCCTCGAAGGCTGCAATAACATCGTGTGGCGTTCTGTGTGTTTTGCTGTTTTCGGCTATGCGTTCGGCCATTTTCCAGTCATCGGCATTAATCATCATCGCCCCTAATCGTGGCTACTATGCGTTCGATTAACGCGCCTTCGGCTACGTTGTCGCACACTTGGCATACATGCAACGGCATAAACTTATGCTCGATCTCTTTAGCTAGTAATTCGCGTAAATCCTGCAATATCGTACGCATCTCTGGATTGCTCACTTGTCTTTACCCCATCCTGTTCCCTTAAATATAATTGAAGGTGCGCTAAACACGCGTATCATTGGGTAGCTGCAGCATAAGGGTGCGGCATCTCCGTGTGTACTTACCGGGTGATTCATCTCTAGCTCTGCGCCACATTGATCGCAACGGTATAGGTAACTAGGCATTTTGCACCGAATTAGGCATGACTGTATATGCGCTAAGGCATTGTTCGCACTTAATAATAATGATCGGCACTACGCCATTTACCAGGTGAACCGATAGGCTCATTTCTTTGTAGTCCTCGCAATTACAGCTGATTCTTAGCTCGTTAGTCATTTAGCACATCCTCATCTTTAGCGCGTTCGGTGTCGAGTAGCATCTCTATGCCCATAACGCCACAACCTAAGCATTGAACGCAAACTACGTTAGGCGGCAAGTTAATAAATTCATCTACGATTTTGTGTGTTTGCATGCCGGGGCCGATCTTGGCGCAAACCCTACATTTAATTTTCAGTAGTGCCATATACGGACTTCCTTAATGTATCCATCTCGAATAGCTCACGCTGAGATATCCAGAAATTGCCATCGGCAGGGTTATAGTATTTGGCCTTTTTAGCCCATACCACAGGCATCCAGCCTATGATTTGATAAACGGGTGACTTATTAACTACAAGTATGGCCACATCCGTTAGGCGTGGGTAATCCTTGTGGATGATTAAATGCCCATTTATGTACTTAGTCCACTTAACTTCAAAGCCAAGGTTTCCCATAGTTATATCGGCTTCATCGTGGAAAGTATTGACGGTAGGTATAAAGTTACGGATACCCATGTACTGGGCTACCGCGATCTCCGCGCCTGCAGCTTCACTATGCTCAGCTACAAACTCATGAAAGTTTATCTTTGTGTTATATCGGCCAGCATGATCGGGCGTATTAGCCTTCTCGCCTGTACTACGGGCAAACCCACTAGCGGCTGCCTGTAGTTCCTGCGATCTGTCTAAAATAACCTGCACGATCTGCGCCATCTCGGTTATAGCCATACTGGTTTGCATTGATCGCCGCGTGACTTGCTGCTACAAGTGTATCCACGGTATTTCGATCCAGTCTTAGGGCTTACGCCTTCCTTGTAAACCATGCGACCGTGTGAGCAGATAGGCGCAGCGTCTAAAATCTCGCCACCTAATTGCGCTTTAATGTCTGCGATAGTTTCAGCAGCTGGGCGCACACTTCCGACGCCTTCAACCTGTACTGTAGGTGTAGTTGCCCATAGATCAACCTCTACTGCAGGCTGAGTTTGTAGGCGTTCTACCTTTTCCATATCCTGACGTGTAGGCCGTGCATCGCTGGGCATTAATAGCCCGATGGCTCGACCGATCGCGCTGGTACTGCAGTTCTCGATCCAGAAATCACGGTTTACGCCTCGATCAGTACGCAGCTCATAGGCATAGTCCACCGCTGCCGGTACTACATCCTCATGCTCACGAAATACGCTGGCACGGATGATTACATAACCATCCTTAACGTTTAGCTCTACGATCTCGGTAATGATGCGGCCTGAGATGTGGGTTTCTCTAAACCGCTTAATGCGACTATTAACATCCTCGTAGTTATCTAGGTTAAATGTCATGAGTTGCGCACGATCTCTTTAGCTGAGTTAAATGCAGCTCTTAAACCTGCAGCGCGGCCACGATTAAAGCCGTCTTTAATGCCTTCCTTGTAACCTACCGACCAACCCACTACAAACCATGCAACGCTACACAATATAACTAATACTGCTACTTTTTCTATTGCCATTTACTTCGCCCTTGTTTGGGTTAAGCCGCACTACACCGAATTAGGTAGCCCTGCCTAACGTGTAAATAAAGGGTAAAGGTTGGCTATGACATCGGTCAATAACCGACACGCCTAACGGCTTAAAAGGATCTCGTAAATGCTATCTACCTTGGCCTCGATGCGATCCACACGGCCGCGTAGGTTATGGCCACCGTTGCCATCTGGTCTCAATTCAGCCAGATAATACTTAACTAGATGGCGTACCAGCCCAGCCGCAAACCCAATAAGGGTGCAGATTGCTATGGCTATCGCTAAAAGCGACTGGGCGGCAGTCATTACTTAACGCCGAAAGTATTGTCCGATGGATTCATGGCGCGCAATAATGGGCCAAGTAGTCCAGCGATAAATGCATTACCTAGTGTTTTCCAGTCGGTAATGCCGGACATGTAAAGCGCAGCTGCGCAGCTAAAGGCAGCGCGTAGGTATGAAAGGCCAGCGGCCTTAGCTTGTTCCTTCATGGTCTTACTCCTAAATGCCCTTAGTTGATTTGTTTTAGTACCGATACCACGTTAGTACCCGATGCGGTAACGGCATATAGGGCTTCGTGATCCCCCACCATAATCGTCAATTTATCACCGTTATCTAGTTTATAACCGTTGGCTGTAGTTACGGTGGCATCTCCTAGATAAACCACGCCGCCACCTGAGTTATGCAGGTTTACGGTTTGATCGAACGCAGTTTCAGGTACAAGTACGGTGACTGTTGCGTTTACGGTCACTTGTGCGCTACTGGGCATAGGCTAATCCTAACTTCTCTATTAGTTTGGCTGTCTTTAATGGGTCTAGTGCTATTTCAAAATGCATTTCGTCTTTACGGTTACGGTAATCGCCGCCCCACACTAGGCCGTATTTTTTGGCTAGGGCTTGAATCATGGGTACTTTCTCAGCTGGGAACGTGCCAGCCTTACCTAGTGGATGCTTAGATGCGTTTAAGTCAATAGCCGTGCCGCTACTGTGATTACTCAGCTTGTCGGTAGTGCCGCGCACCATACGGTAGCAATAGCCCCAATCATCGGCCCCGGCATCGATCGGCTCGATCAGTTCATTAAATTGCTCAGCAAAGGCAATAAGTAGGGGCGCAGCAAAATAAGAGCAGCGCAGCTTTACCTTACTGCCTTTAATTGCGTAAGACTTGATACGGATCGACTCAACATCTTTAGATGCTGGCCAGCCGTTGTAACTAATTGCTGTCATAGTCAGGCGCAATCCATCGGCATTTATCCTCATCGAATCCTGCAGCATCTTTAGGCTTAGGCGCAATAAACGCATCTCTAACCGCGTCATAGGTGTAACCAATACCTGCATAGTTTTTACGTATATTGCCGTTATAGCTAGTACGCTTACAGGTTTGACCTCTAAAACTTGTGTACCAAGTTTCTGTATCTAAACCATCTATTAGTTCAGTTTCATCTACACCGACAATAACTTCGGTAACAATATTATTTTTATCTAAGAAAGCGTAATGCGCCATTATGTCCAGCTCACATTTCCAGTACCAGCGGTAATCGTAGTTACTTTATAGCCGCCACTTGCTGCGCCTGTAGAACCAGTTAAACCGCCGCCTATTGAGATTGTACGAGTATCTGGGTATTTAAGAATTACAACACCTGAGCCGCCATTACCGCCAGCTGTATTGCCGTAATTGCCAGCGCCACCATTACCTGTATTTGCACCACCTGCGACACCTGCGCCATTATTTGTAACGCCGCCACCTTTACCGCCTGCAGCATAAGTAACAGACGATCCGCTAATTGAATTGGCTGTACCAGCACCGCCGTTACCACCAGCATTTGTAAGGGCACTTGGTGAGCCAACCGCCGATGAACCGCCGCCGCCACCAGCTGCTGCAGTTACTGAAGCTCCAACGTCACCACCTGCATAACCTTGAACAGGAGAAACACTAGGCACGTTTCCTGCGCCACCTACAGGTTTGATAGTCGCACCTGATCCACCTGCTCCAGATCCCGAACCACCCGAATAACCCGGGCTATCTTGGCCAGCACCTTTACCGCCACCTGCAGATGTAGTGCTATTAAATACTGAATTACTACCTTGTGTGCCATCCGCAGCTAAACCGCCACCTGAGCCACCTGTACCGCCTGCGCCTACAGTTACCGAATAATTAGTAGATGGAAATAAAGTCGCAGTATTAGTGCGATAGCCACCTGCACCTGCACCTGAGCCAGCACCGCCGCTACTCCAACCGCCACCGCCACCGCCTGCGCCTGCAACTATTAACGCCTCAACACTAAAACTAGGCGGTGTAGGTATTGATAATGAACCAACAATGACATTTAACATTATGCGACCGCACCTACAACGTACCAAGCATCTGTACCAGTTTTAATAAGTGCAGCTGATTTATATTGAGTAAGTGTAGGGCTTGCAGCTGTAGCACCTGCAGATAAAACGGTAGTAGTACCAGGCGTTACAGCTGAGATTGTGCAAACACCTGCGCCAATATTCATGACTGTAATAACCGTACCAGTAGCAAACGCCACGGATGCGTTTGTAGGAATCTTAAAAGCGTTAGCCGATGCATTAGACATGGTAACTAGCGTTTGGTACTGATCGGTAGATACCGCTGTGTAGGTAGTACCTGTTTGGGCATTAAGGGTAAATGCCACTAGGCCGTTAAACATGCCTGCGGTCATAACGTCACCCGTTACTGCTGGGAATCCTGTAGCCATTTATTTATCTCCTCTAGTATGAAAGTACATTTTGTCCTAAAACCCCATAGTTAGCGTTACCAATAATAAACCCGTCAATTATGGGCTCTAGTGTAGTAAAGGTAGTGCGCCATTTATTCGGTGTAACGCTGTGTGCCACGCCAAATACTTGAAGTGTTTTTGTCAGAGTCGAGCTACCCGGCTGATTTGTCGTGATCGTTACAGGATCAAAGAAATCAAGATCAAGCGCGGCTACAATGCCATTGGCATAGTTATCTGTGTAAAGGTCTAGCTCGATGGCATCGCATCTAACGCTAGTTTCGGCACGGCTTGCAACGTAGGCACGGGCGTAGTCCAGCGCGACCGCATCGGTCTGCATAAGTAAATTCTGGATATTGTAAGTATGGGCAAAATACTTCTCTACGCTAGCTGCGTTAGTAGCATTTTGAACTGTGCCACCTGTACGGGTTACGTTTGCCTGATTAAATACAAGCGTGTCATCAAGTCGCCATACGGCGTTAAAATAGCCGATGTCTGTGCCGTTATCGTTAAACACGGTAGGCGTACCGCCGATGCTTGCCGTAGTTACTGATCGATCTTGGAATACGAAAGATCCAGATGCATCAACGTAGAACGCGCCGTACTCACTATTTGTAACAGTTTGTAATGCGGCTAGGGATGTACGAGCTGTGCCGGGGTCTGCCTGCATAGTGGTTAAACCTGCATCA